CTTGCAGAAATGCCGAAACGGAAAGGGATTCATTATTCCCAGTATTTTGCACGAATTGCAAGGCTTATGTGCAAACTGACCGCTAACTCGCTTATTTGTGAACCAATCGTCAGCCTCTGGTCTTACCAAACCTCCCCCAGCGTCAGCCTATAACCTTACCAACCAAACCCCAAACCCATGAAAACCATGACACCAAAAGAAAAAGCAGAAGATTTATTTACAACGTTTAGATACGCACTATCTCATAAAGATGCACCACTAGGAATGTACAAGGATAATATGGCTATTCAATGTGCTTTGATAGCAGTTGAAGAAATATTAAATAATAATTGCGGAAGCCATACAGATGGATCAAATGCAACTAACTCTGAAATCTATTGCGATGAATATTTTTGGAATGATGTCAAGTCGGAGTTGCAGTCTTTGTAATGATAAACCCCAAACCCATGAAAACCACACCAACCGATTTCCGACGCTGGCAGATTCACATCCGCAAGGAGTGCGTCAACTGCAACCGGCCCGACAAATCCGAAACCATCAAGGCTTGGTCCGTCAACTGGACCCTGCTCGGTCGAATCCTCCAAGCCAAAAACGCTTAGTCATGGAATGGGTAAAATGCTTGGACCGAATGCCAAAACGTTACGAGCCAGTCCTGATATTCACGACCGACATGAATCAAGCCTACGCATGGCTCGGCGATGGCCGATGGTACTACGAGCATCAAACTTGGTTCCTGACCGAAGTAAGTCACTGGATGCCCCTACCCCCTAACCCGTTCTAACATGGACCTAATATCACGCACCATTCTCGGCTATACCGCAGAGGTTGTCGGAGTCAGCCCGGATGACATCTTGAGCGAAGTCAAGACTCAAGAACTGGTCCTTGCTCGCAGCATTTTCGCCGACATCGCCTACTCCGAGTACCTCTACACCTACTGCCAAATTGGTCGAATCATCAAGAGGAACCACGCAACGGTCATGCACAACCTTGAAATCCTTGCCAAAAACATGAGAGCAAGGCCCGACATTAAATTTCTTCGTACACAAGTTTTGAACAGGACACGAGATTTTTTGCAACATTAGCGAGAACCCCCTCCATCTTTGCGTGAGTGAACGCAGAGAGCATCGTCCTTGACCTTTATCGCAGCGGAGAAATCCGTAAGGCTTGCCTCACGATTACGGGGGGCAATCCTCTTTGGAAGGACCTCGAACAAGAGGTCGTCCTAATTCTGCTGGAGAAGGACCCCGACAAAATCACAAAGATGCAGGTCCAAGGCTACCTGCGCTTCTACATCGTTCGTTTGATAATGAACCTGTACCGGGGCAACAACAACCAATTTGCGAAGAAGTACCGACACCACGACGAGCGGGTCGAAGTGGACCCCGAAACCCAAGAAGAAGGCAAAGACTACGACTCCCTGCTTGACGACCTTTGGGCCATTGCCCAGCAAGAGATGGACTCTTGGGCCAAGGATGGGGCCTTCCCGTACGACAAAGAACTGCTGAACCTGCTCATGCAGACGGGGAACATGAAGGCGATGAGCCGGGAAACGGGCATCCCGTACAGGTCAATAATCTACTCCATAGAACAGGCCAAGGCCAAAATCAAAACCGCAATTGAGTCCAATGGATATACTGGTCTATCCCATCCTGATTAGCGCCTTAGCGACCCTTGCGGTCGTGGAGTTCCGGGTGCTGCCGGGATGGTTCTACGCTTTGCCATTCGCCAAGCGGAAGCCGTTTTCCTGCATGACCTGCTTTGGTTTTTGGCTTGGGGTGTTGCTGACCCTGCCGACCTGCCAATGGTACTTGGCTCCTATCCTCGGCCTTGCCTCATCTGCCACCGCAATTATCATTCGGGAATGGACCTTCAAATGACCAACGACCAATTCATCGTTGCCCAAAAGCATCGCAAGTACTGGGATCAATACATCGCCTCCCTGACGATGCGACTACCACCCGATGCCGTTGGGGAACTGCAAGCCATCCTGACCGCTCACGGGCGACCCCCCACAAACTGGTGGTGTGCGGACTGCGTAAAATCGGCTCTCCAATACATTTACCTGCAAGCGGACTTGTTCCTCGAAGTGAACCAAAACACCATAACCTACCCCCTGAATGCCCCTGCCAATCCCAAACAATAACGAGTCAAGAGAAGGATTTATCGGTCGTTGTATGTCCAACAACGAGGCCAATGCGGAGTTTCCCGATACGGCTCAACGGCTTGCGGTTTGCGGCTCAACGTGGGAGAATCACAAGAGGCGGCAGTTCGAGTCATACTCCGACTACGGCCAAGAGATTCGGGCCAATGCAAAGAGGGGGATTGAACTCAACGAGCGGAACGGGAACAAGTGTGCGACGCAGACGGGCAAGGTCAGGGCGCAGCAGTTAGCCAGCGGGGAAGCCATCTCGGTCGAAACCATCAAGCGGATGCACTCCTACCTGTCAAGGGCTGAAACCTACTACGACAACGCTGACGACACCTCGGACTGCGGTTACATCTCCTACCTCCTTTGGGGTGGCAAGTCGGCTCTCTCTTGGTCAAGAAATAAACTCCGAGAACTTGGGGAACTTGAAGGCGAAGGATGACGAAGCCCAAGTGCAGGCTCGGATGGACTCGCTGATGATGGTCATAACGACCCTCTGCGACTGCATCGGAGCGGTGGACGATTCTAACTCCCCGAATGCATTTGCCGTGAAGATGAAGATAGTGGACAAGATTGACGAACTGATTGATAAAATCGAATACTGATGAGTGGATTTCAAAAAAGGAAAACTTATTATACGGGGGTTGTTTATGAGTGGAACCTACCGACGGGCAGTACCTGCCCTTTCGCTAAGGAATGCAAAGTTACTGTAAATAGACAAACAGGTAAATTTGACATAAAAAGAGGGCAGTATAAGTGCTACGCTGCAAGCGCAGAAAGGTTCCCGGGCGTTAGGGAATCAAGATGGAAAAACTTTGAAACGGCCTTAGCAGGAATTAAGCCAATAATACCAAAGAACTGTAAGGCCGTGCGTATTCATATGAGCGGGGATTTCTTCAATCAAGATTATTTTGATATGTGGTTGTCAATATGTAGGGAAAATCCAAGCGTTGAGTTTTGGGCCTACACGAAGTCCCTTAATTATTGGGTAAAAAGAATTAACGAAATACCTTCAAACTTGGTTTTAACGGCAAGTTATGGTGGAAGTTTAGACCACCTTATAGGTGAACACAAATTAAAGAACGTAAAAATATACAAGAGCCAAGAACTGGTTGAAGATAATCGGCCCGTAGATGTTAATGATGACTACGCAAGAACTCCAAATATTAATTTTGCGCTCATTGATAACAACTTAATTTCAAAACAAAAGCAAGCAAAATGAAACGAGTACCCATAGGCACAATCAAGAACAACCCGAACAACCCGAGGGTTATTAAAGACGACAAGTTCAAGAAACTCGTGCAGTCCATTAAAGACCTACCCGAAATGGCCGAGGTTCGTCCCGTTGTGGTCAATACCGATATGGTCGTGCTTGGAGGTAACATGAGGCTCAAAGCCATGCGTGAGGCTGGATGGAAGGACGTGCCGATTCATGTTGTAGACTGGGACGAGGACAAGCAAAGGCAGTTCATTATCAAAGACAACGTAAGCGGGGGAGAGTGGGATTGGGAGATGCTGGCAAACCAATGGGATGAATTAGAACTGCAGGAATGGGGACTTGACGTTTGGAAAGCCCCGGCAGAGGTTGACTACTCAATCTTGGATGAAGATGATTTAAGCGACCAAATTGACGGCATGGCATCAAACGTAATGAAGGCTATTCAAATTGAATTTGAACCCGAACATTACGAGCAGGCCTTTGAGTTGGTTAAGTTTTGGAGGCAGCAAAAACTTTACATTGGTGGCTTCTTGATGGAAAAACTTAAAGAAGAAAGGGAAAAACTGTGAGGTGTCTCGCTTTTATACCAAGCAAAGGGAGGCCCGACAACATAGCAAAAAATGTCGAACCTTTTATGCAAAGGCTTGGCATTGATTACAGGATATTTGTAGAGCCACAAGAAAAGGATATGTATAAGTTCAAGAACGTAATTGCCCTTGAACAAAACAACCAAGGGTTAGGATACTCAACCAAGTTTGCGAAAAAATATGCAGAAGAGAACGGGTATGACTTGGTTTTTAGGATTGACGATGACGTAAAAGGAATTGGGAAAATAGAGAAAGACTTAGACAAGATTGTTAAATCTTTTGGCATTCCAAAGGTAGGAGCCGTTGTTTTTCCTTATGACTTTGAATGGTACGCAAAGTCCGAAAAACTATTCTCAAAAAAGAACAAACGCTGCCAAACTTGCTATATAATTAGGACGAACCTTTTTAGGCCGGAATGCAGCATAAGCACTTTTGACGATTTTTACCAATATTTACTGCTCCGAAATGACGGCTATGACACGCTTTTTTGTTCAAGGCATCTTATTGAGTGCGCCCCGGTAGGCAAAGGTAAAGGCGGTCTACAAGCGTTTGACCGTTCGGAAATGGCACTAAGGGAAATAAACATCTTTAAAAGCATCGACCCGACCATTGATGTTGTTTCAAAGCCCGATAAACCTTGGAAGTTTGAACCAAAATTCACAGACCGCAAATATAAAAGCAGCAAAATATGAAAAGGATTGACCTTATTCAAGTTCAGCACTCTATAAAGATTGGAGACGATTGCCCGTATATTGAGCCAAATGTAACTGAGGACTGCGTTCTTTATTCCGAAGGAGAGGCAATAGGCTTTTACTTGACAAAGATGCCCGAGAAAATGTGCAAACTTGCCGACTTGGCAAACCACGAATTACAATCAAAAAGGGTGCCAAAGCAAGGAACCAAAAGGTCCGAAAGCGCAGGTGGTATAGTTCAGGAGTCTTGCATTATTGGGAGCGTTCCACCCAAACCACACATGAAAAGACCCTACGCAAGTATAAGCAGCGTCCATCAAGTAGAGTCGGCCAAAACCTTTATTAAGGCCATGCTTCTTTTAGCCAGCGAAAGCGAGGGATTAATAAAGCAAATCCTGCCACATCAATATGAAAGGCAGTTGGAGTTATTTCAAGGAGTGCCAAAAAAATGGAGATTTGCAAATCTTTTTACAAGTTCTATTTCAAACTTTAATATATCGGCTCAATTTCATAGGGATGGAGGCAACATAGTTGGGGCCGTGAATGTGATAATCTGCAAGAAGCACAACTCCAAAGGAGGCGACCTGCATATTCCTGACTACGGAGCAACCGTCGGCCAGCAGGATAACTCGATTTTAGTGTACCCGGCTTGGAGGAATGTTCACGGGGTTACGCCTATCATTCCAACCCATGAGGGAGGCTATCGGAATAGCCTTGTTTTTTACCCTTTAAAAGCCTTTGTAGGACTTCAATAACTTCGGAGGAACATCGGTGCCAACCCAAGAAAAACAACCGCATGGTGGCTCTCTAACGAGGCCAAATAAGGGGGAGACAATGAACCCTAACGGTCGCCCCAAGAACCTTGAGAATTTGTTGCACGACCACTTCCTTGCTGAGCATAATCTTCGGCTCACGAAAGGGCAGGCACAGGCCATGATTCAAGTCATTCTCGGTAAAACCAAAAACGAATTGATTGAGATGGCAAACAATAACGACCTTCCTTTTTGGGTTGCATTAATTGCCAAGAAGGCAAATCGAGATTGGGAGAAGGGCAGCATCCATATTCTTGACGTTTTGTTTGACCGGGTTTACGGAAAACCAAAAGAAGAGGTTGTTCAAGTAATCCACGAAAGGCCTATTTTTACAGGCATCAATCTCGATGTTCAAGGAAACGAAAGCACAGGCGAAGATAGCCAACCTTAACAAAAGGGTCAGGGTTATTCAAGGAGGCACGTCTTCATCCAAGACTTTCAGCATTATCCCTTTGCTGATAACCTACGCGATTGATAATCCAAACTCCGAGATAAGCATCGTTTCCGAAAGCATCCCTCATCTTCGAAGAGGTGCGATGCGTGATTTCATTAAAATAATGGAATGGACTTCAAATTACAACCCGGACAACTGGAACAAAAGCAGTTTTACTTATCTTTTTAATAGCGGTTCATTTATTGAGTTTTTTAGCGTTACCGAAGAATCAAAACTTCGAGGCGCAAGGCGTGATATTCTTTTTGTGAACGAGGCAAACAATGTGCCTTGGGAGGCCTTTCATCAACTATCAATTCGCACCAAAAAGTTCATTTACATTGACTATAACCCAACTGCGGAGTTTTGGGCGCATACTGAATTGGTTGGAAAAAATGATACCGATTTTGTTATTTTAACCTACAAGGACAATGATGCCCTTGACCCTGCCATCATCCGAGAGATTGAGAAAGCCAAGACCAAAGCCGAAACGTCAGCCTATTGGGCGAACTGGTGGAAGGTCTATGGCCTTGGTCAAGTCGGGACGCTTCAGGGTGCGATATACGAGGACTTCGAGGTGGTGGAGGGTATCGATGTCAGCCGTGCGAAATTCGTCGCCTTAGGGCTTGACTGGGGCTTTAGCAACGACCCAACGGCCTTGGTCGCTATCTACCGCCAAGGGGACTGCCTACTCATTCAGGAACTGCTCTACTCCACGGGCCTGACCAACCAAGACATCGCAGACAAGTTGCGGTCGCTCGGCATTACAAGGGCTTGGGAGATAGTGGCGGACTCGGCAGAACCGAAGAGCATCGAGGAAATCTACCGACTTGGATTCAATATCAAGCCAGCGGAGAAAGGCCCCGATTCGGTCAGGAACGGGATAGACATCTTGAAACGCTTTAAATTGCAGGTAACCAAGGACTCGACCAACCTCATCAAGGAATTGCGGTCCTACACTTGGGCTACGGATAAGGAGGGCAAGAACACGGGGGTTCCAATTGACTCCTTCAACCACGCCTGCGATGCGATGCGGTATGTGGCACTCAACAAGTTAAGAGTAAGCAACTCAGGGAAGTACGTTGTTGTTTAACTTTGAGGCATGAACACCGAACGCATCATCGACCTGCTAATCGAAATCGGCAAGACGATTGCAGCCGTTTTCTTCATCCTCACTTTACTGACCCTCCTTTGGACCCTATGAAAGTCATTCATTATTACCACATTTACTGCGGAGGGAATTGGCAGTTAATCCTCAACCAGCACATGATGGCGGTCTGCAACTATGGCCTCATCAATGTCTTGGACGAAATCCGTGTGGGCATCGTCGGTCCACCCGAACAACGCAAGGCGGTCAAGGAGGTGCTGGAAGGCTCGATGGTGGCTGATAAGGTCAAGGTCGTTGTTACCCGAACCAACGCTTGGGAGCAGGCGACGCTTACCGAGATGTACCGGGCAAGTCAGGAAGAGGAAGCCGTGTACCTGTACGCCCACACCAAGGCGGTGAGCGACCCATCCCTTGTCAAGCAACTTTGGGGCAGGTCCATGCTATTTTTCAACGTGGTCGCTTGGGAGCGGTCCATGCAAATGCTGGAGCAGGTCGATGCCGTAGGATGTCATTGGATTACCAAGGAGCAGTTCCCACACATGGCCGATGCCAACAACCCCGACGGCTATCCCTACTTTGCCGGCAACTTTTGGTGGGCCAAGTCGAGCCACATCAAGGAACTGGGCGAACCGGTACGGGAACAACGATACCAAGCGGAGCATTGGATTGGCAAGAAACCCGACACCAAGGTCTTTGACACCAACCCCGGCTGGCCTTCGCCTGAAAAATTCGTTGTAACTTTTTGAGCATGAAACTACTCGCAAACATCGCCTACCACCACAACCCCGAAAGGATACCAAACCTCATCCGGGTAATCGAGGCTATCAAGTCCTACCCGGTGCAGGCGGACATATTCGTGGACACCAACGACCCCGAAGTCGTGGGGCTGCTTGCGGACCAACCCGTAACGGTTCACGCTCACACGCAACTCTCGCACCCTTGGATGCTGACTGCAGTACACCGCACACGAATCAAGGAAACCTACAAGTACTTTGACTGGGTGGCCTACTTTGAGGACGACATGATGCTGCCCAAGGAAGGCTTTGTCAACTTCACGGAACGGTTCGATTCGATGTTTGCCGATGGCTTGTACCCATCCTTCACCCGCATTGAAACCTACGACGACAAGGAAGGCGAATGCACTCCTGACGTGAACGAGGTTCTGCCCAGTTCGGTGTGGTGTCAGTACAACGGCAAGGACTATGTGAGCCTGCCGTTCTTCATCAACTACCACGCTTTTTGGATGTTCAGCACCAAGAGGCTCAAGGAGGTGTTGACCCGTAATCCGGGCGAACTTGACCATATCCCGAACAATGGCCTTTACAGGGAGAGCCTTGCCTCCTTCCCGATTTGGTCATTGAATCTAAAACCGATGCTGGAATTTACGGAGCAGGGCGAACTTGCGGACCATTGCAAGGTCTTTCACTTGACCAACAACTACAAGCACGGAAGCACCAACATTAAAACCCTCTTCAAGCGATGAAACAACTCGACGCTCTACGCAACACCCCACGGATGTACTTCCTGCCCATCGACTACCATTCGGGCAACAACCGGGTAGACGGCCTCATTGACCTTTGCCAAAAGTACCTCAAGCCCACGGACAAGTGCGTGGAGGTCGGTTCCTTTTCGGGGGTGAGCAGTCAGGTCATTGCTCTGCATTGCGGAGAACTGCATTGCGTTGATACTTGGGACTTCGGTGGCACGATGCCAGCCGAGCAGATGTTCGACCTGATGCACCTAAACTACCCCAACATCGCTAAGGTCAAGATGACCAGCATCGAAGCATCCAAGCAATATGCCGATGGCTCCCTTGATTTTGTGTACGTTGACGCTGACCATTCCTACGCCTCGGTCGTTGCAGACATCAACGCTTGGAAACCCAAGGTCAAGCAGGGCGGTTACATTGCAGGACACGACTCGTATATGCCCGAAGTCTTGAAGGCGGTTATGGACTGCCTCGGTGAACCCTTGCAATACTTCACCGACACCTCTTGGATTGTCAAGTTATGAAACTCCAAGACCTCACCATCGACCAGTTCCAACGCATCGGGGCCATTGAGTTCAGCAGCGTGCTGGGAGATTACGACAAGCGTGCAGGAGTCGTCGCAATCGTTGAGGGGGTGGATATATCACTTGTCCGAGAAATGTCCGCCAAGAGCGTCCTAAAACGTTACAAGGCCATTATCAGCGAGTGGAACGCATTGCCTGCATTGGGGTACAAGCGAAAGTTCAAAGCCGGGGGCAAGTGGTGGATACCAACGGTCTTCACGGATGAACTCACGGCCGGGCAGTTGATTGAATTAATGGACGCAAACACGACGGACGAGAAGCAACTCCTGCAGAACCTCCACCGAATCATGGCAACCTTGTGCAGGGAAGGCGGTCTATTCGGATTCTTCCCGAAAAAGTACGACGGGGCTGCCCATGCAGAACGGGCCGAACTGATGAAGAAACACGCCAAGGTGGGCGACGTTTGGGGGGTTGTCAGTTTTTTTTTGCTAAGTTCCGAACCCTACTTGAAAGTTTTGAGCGACTATTCCAAGCACCTGATGACGAAGGCCGAGGGGCTGACGTAAGCCCTTTGGCCGGCTACGGTTGGCTCATGGTCGTTTGGAGGATGGCTAACAAGGACGTTCTCAAATTCGATGCCATCTTCGCAATGAAGGCGGTGGAGTTCCTGAACTATGCGCTCTTGATTCACGATATTTTGGAAGCGGAGAGGATGGAGGCGGAGCGGGCAAGAAGAAAGTAGTATATTTGCATCAGTCAGGTGGTGGAATTGGTTAGACCGTCCCCTCCCTTAAGTGTAAGGGGGAGACCGAAAGGTATACAGGTTCGAATCCTGTCCTGACTACGAGGTGGGTTGGAGGTGACTTCCCGCAAAGCCTAAGTATGGAACCTTCATTTATAGTCAGGTGGCGCAACGGTTAGCGCAAGATGCTTATACCATCGAGGTTACAGGTTCGATTCCTGTCTTGACTACACATTCCAGCACGGGGGACATTTACCCACATGGAAACAACCATCCTCGCCAATGGCAAGCCCGTAGGCAAGTTCGGCAGCGGTTCGATGAAGGGCATCGACGAAACCGCTTTGGAGGGGATTGGTTCAGTCGTCGGCCCCAAAGGTGGAGGCAAGTCTCCAACCCACGATGTGCTGGTCAAGTGGATTGAACGGGTCATTGAACTTGCGAAGAAGAACCTCGAAGCAGCCAACGCAAATGCAGGGGGAACGCTATCGGCATCCATCGCACCCGAAGACATCGAACTATCCGCAAAGCAAATCGTGGTGGCTATCATGGCGAACCCCTATTGGAAGTACGTGGACCAAGGGGTGCGAGGCAAGTCCTCAAGCGCAAAGGCTCCGAGGTCGCCATTCCAATACAAGGACAAAATTCCACCACCCCAAGCCATTGCCGACTGGATTGCAAATAAGGGCATTCCTGTCGTTCCGACTTATTCACGCAAACTCAAGCGAATGCGGACAAAGCAGGAGCAAGGATTGGTCGATGGCAGGTCTATTGCCTTTGGCATTCGTGAGCGAGGCACAAGGGCCACGAACTTCATGTCTAACGCCCTATCCCCCGAAATGATAGACGTTTTGGTGAACACAATCGCTGAAACCCTTGGCAAATCCATAAGCGTAGCAACCAAACTATAAAATGGCAGTAACAGTCCTTTCAGGGTCGCCTCTCGTAGCAACCCCCGTGTATAACAAGATGCTTTTCAAGGTCAGCGGTTCGCTGATTGCTCAACCGAACTACCGCTACGTCTGCGATGTCAAGAACCCAGCAGGGACGACCCTTGCACGGCTCAAGTGCGACAAACTGCCCAGCACCAACTTCGGCTTCTTTGACGTTGCCAAGGTTGTGGAAACGCTGATTGCACCCACCAAGCCATCGCTGACCCAAACGGGCTTCGTGGACCATGCCGGGTATTATTCGGGGTACAGGCTCGACTTCATGGAGGAATACGGCAACACCCCAGCCGTGCAAACAGGGACCGTTACCACCGTCAGCGGGGTCATGGCATTTGCGGGGAACTTGGAGCAGTTGGAGTTTCAAGATTGGAACCTTAATCCTTACTTCCGAATCAATCAAACATTCAACTTAGTTAAGCCACTGACAACACCATCGGCCTTCACCGTGTACCGTGGAGGCAAGGCTTGGCTCGCTATCAATGCCACGAAATTCAGTACCGTGTCCCTGAATGACACATGGCTCGTTTCGGGCCGTGTCGCATATAAGGGAGTTGATTACGACATAGCCGTAAACCCAAGCCTTTCAGGTACAACGGATTTCAATATCCAACGCTTCGGGTGCGGACCTGCACAACTATCGGGAACCATCGCAGCACTAAGCGGAGCCGTTGAGGGGGATTCGTACACGGTTAGATTCTTTGCATCAACCGGCAACGCATCAACAATAACCACCTTCACCTTCGGACCCTGCGAGCGATTCAACTCCATCCCAGTTCACTTCCAAAACAAGTACGGAGGCATTGACTCCTACACCTTTACACTCAAGAACCGCAAGAGGGCCAACATTACCCGGCAGACCTTCGGCTATAACTCGGATGTTTATGCGACCACGACCTACGACAAGGTGTGGGCAGGTGAGTTCGATTACGTTTACGCACTCAACTCGGACTGGCTGACCGATGCAGAATCCGCTTGGCTGATTGAGATGGTTCGCTCCGGTCAGGTATGGCTTGAATTGGATGGGCAACTCGTTGAAGCAATTGTGAACGCTAATACTTACCAATTCACGACTCGCAGGAACGACCGCCTTACGCAGTTGCAGGTCGAGGTTGCAGTTGCTTACAAGAACAACATCCTATGAGCGTTACGCTGATTGCCTACCCGACCGCTGACTACACCACCGACTTGCAGGCTTGGAATGCGTTCAACGACCGAGCCGATGCCGATGGTGCTACGAGCAGAGAGGACGCTTGCTACGGCTGCCTGTTCTCAACCTTTGCGACCCTTTACGACCAACCCGAACTCGCTTATGTCCTTGACACCATGGGGGAAATCGACATCGCCCTGACCTATTCCATATCCGACATTGAGGACGTAACCAAGCAGCGAGGCAGTTTCAGCAAGACGATTCAGTTACCCAATACGCCCACCAACAGGGAGTGCTTTGGCTACGCTTACAACATTCAGTCCTTCGTGGGTGGATTCCAACCCAACAAGCGCATTCGTGCAGCGATGTGGGAGGATGGGGTGCAGATATTCAGCGGAGTGTTGCAACTCCTGTCCATGGCTAAAATTAAGGGACAGGTAACCTACGAAGTCGGTCTATTCACGGATAACGTGAGCCTGTTCAAAGCCATTGAGGGCAATATGCTCGTCAACACGGCAGGCGTTACAGGGATGAACCACGTCCCTAATTCGGGCCACGTTTCAGGGACTTGGACGGCAAGCGGTACGGCTTCGAGCGGTTACGTTTACGGCTTGGTGGATTCAGCAGGGTTCAACGACGTGCAGTCCTTAGGGAACTTTGACGTTCCTTGGTGGAGGCTCGGTCCTTCCATCTACGTCAAGAAATTAGTGGACCTCATCTTTACCGAGGCAGGATTCCGCTATTCATCCAACTTCTTCAACTCTGCGACCTTCGGCAAACTGGTCATCCCGTATGCAAACGGCTTGATGGCGACCAACCTGTCGGGGTCCAATATCTTCGCCCAAGCAACGGGTTCGGTCAGCGCATCACTCGCAGGGCCAGCCATCAACTTTGAGTTCAGCAGGGACAACGTATCGCCCTTTTACGACAATAGCGGTTATTGGGTCGCATCATCCAGCACCTTCGTTGCTCCAGCCGTTCCGACTCGTTGGAACATCAACCTGTCCTACGTGGTCAGCGGTGTAACCTTCGGGCTTGATGGCGTTGCAGGAGGGGACTTTACGGTATTTAACACGGCCACAAGTTCAACGCTTGCCTTAGTTGGAACGGTTGACCTTACCCGGTCAAGTTATCCGCTATCGGGGAATGTTTACTTTGAAAACGTAACCATCCCTGCAAATGCGGTCGTCAAGTTTAGGTACGATGAAGTGGAGGGGGCCACGTCCATAACGTTCAAATCAGGAGGCACGTTGCAGATGATTTGCCTTGAAAACCCTCAAAGCATCGGGACGCTTGACATAAGGACCGCCCTGCCGGCTGACGTGAAGCAGAGCGACCTGTTGGAGGACTTGCAGAAGATGTTTAACCTCCAGTTCATGCCGGACCCACAAGACCCGAAGTTGCTATACATCGAGCCTTGGGTGGATTTCTACTCCAGCGGTTCGGTTGACTGGTCGCAGAAGGCAGACGAGAATCAGGAGCAGGTCCTGACCAATGGCGACCCGAACGCCTATACCAACGTCATCTTCAAGTACAAGGACATGGGCGACTATCTGTCCAAAACGTACAAGCAGTCCTATCCGCTTGCACGGGAAGGGTACGGAGGCCGAATCTTCAACACGGGCAACTTTTACGGCAAAGGCGACAAGATTGTAGAAACCATTGCTGGAACGCTTATCCCTGCATCGTTCACGACCGACAAAATCGTGGGCAGGACTTGGGACTTGGAGGGAACCTTCACGAGTGGAAGCATCAAGGCCCTGCAAACAGGTTACCGCTTGGCTCAATACAACCTCATCACGCCACCGACCGAATGGCGTTATCAGTACGGGGTAACAGGCACGACTGGCATTCCTTTGGCCGTTCCTCAAACACGGCTGCCATTCATTAGCCACATTGACAACCCCTATGCCCCAACGATGGACTTGGCCTTTGGTCAGCCTCGGACGGTCTTCTACAACGCAGTCAACGCATCGGGCAGTTTTATCAACTACACAAACAACAACCTTTACAACAAGTATTGGCTCAATTACATCAACGAAACCGTGTCAAGCGAGGCGTTGCAGTTGGAATTGACGATGATGATTAACGCAGCAGATGTTTATCAACTTGACTTCCGCAAGCCGATTTACTATGGAGGCATCCGCTGGCGATTGCTTGAAGTGCGAGATTACTTGGTTGGGCAGCAGAAGCCTTGT